TTTCAGAAATATCAGGAGTCCAATCAGACATTTCTCCAGTATTATCCCAAGAGTATTTCCCTAGCGCTGTCCTAACTAATTGGCCTGCACCACTAATGCCCTTCATCATTAATTTATTGAAAGCAGCTATATTATAACTCTTACCATTATAAGCAACAGAAGAATTTGAAGGCAATCCTGATGTAAATGCAGAACCTAATGAATCCATTATAGGCGCATATTCAGATTTCCAGTAATGTCCTGTTGGATTTCCAGCAGCATCATAGGTCTTTAGTTTACCAATTGCATCAAAGAAACCTTTGTTACTAGTCGTAGAATATTTTCCAGTTTCAATACCTTTCGCATAATCACCTAGATTAACACCTTCTGGCATTCCTTTCCCAAAAGTACCAGCTCTAATTTGATTCAGTACATCAGCATACTCAGCAGTTTGCTTAGCAGGAATAATATACTCACCATTCGAAATTCTAATAACATTAGAATCAGAGGTACCTGTCCCTGAGCCTTGGAATATACCACCACCTATTTTTGCATCAGCGTTAGGCGTACCTGTTACACCACCTGTTTTAAAGATACTTGAAATAAATTTACTAAAATCTAATTTATCTAAGCTTTTAAACCCAGCTGCAACCCAATCCCACACAGCGCCACCGACAACTTTAGCTTGGTTCACCCAACTACTAGGTTCGAAAGCTGGCATCTCAAAGTCTCTAAACCACTGGGTTAGGCTATCGCCTACTGTAGTGCCCATGTCGACAACACCACCCCATGTGAATGTGGCTAAATCTTTAATTTTACTTCCTACCGTTGCCGAAAGATCTGTAGCTGTTGACCACAACCAATTACCTTTTGTGGTGACAAAACTTGTAAGAGCTGTCCCAATATCCACAGCATTTGTCCAAACCCAATTAGCACCTTTGGCTAAGAATGCTTTAATATTCGCGCCAACATCTATTGCCTTTGCCCATGCCCAGTTTGCAGACTTATCAATAAACGCAGTAATACCCGCACCAAGGTCTGTTGCTGTTGTCCATGTCCAATTTGCAGCTTTGCTAAGATAAGTTTTTAAGCTTGTTCCAATGTCTGCAGTACCGTTCCAGATTATTTTACTTGTATCTGAGATGACCGCAGCAGTGCTGCTGACAACCTGCTTACCTACATCCAAAGTCCCAGTTATAAAGCTACCGGCCTTTGTTGTAAACCATGAACCAAGACTGCTGGAAATATCTGCAATACCTGACCATGTTATATTAGCCGCAGTGCCTAGCCAGCTTGTAACACTTTTACTTATATCTACAGTACTAGTCCATGCCCATTTTGCAATAGTTGGAACAGCCTTACTAACGCTATCACCTATATCTACTGCTGTTGACCATAACCAATTTCCTGCAGTTTTAAGATATGTACCTACACTTACAGAAATATCTGCACCTGTATTCCAAACCCAATTACCTGCTTTCGATAAATAAGTTTTGAGACTTTCCCCTATCTCTGCAGCTCCAGACCAAACGATATTAGATGCAGTGCCTAGCCATGTTTTTAAATTGGCGCTAATATCAACAATTCCTGACCATGCAATTTTCCCAGTTTCAGCTAACGTTGAACCGACTGTATTTACAACTTGTGAACCGACATCTAAAGTACCAGTAATAAAACTACCGGCCTTTGTTGTAAACCACGCACTAAGGCTTGTAGAAATATCAGCAAGACCTGACCATGTAATATTGGCAGCAGTTCCTAACCAGTCGGTGACACTTTTACTTACATCTACAGCTTTTGTCCATGTCCAATTACCTGCAGTACCTATCCAAGTACCAATGCTTGAACTAACATCTGCAATACCTGACCATGTTATATTTGCTGTCTCTTTTAACCATGCTGTAAGACTTGAGCTGATATCTACAATACCTGACCATGCGACTTTTCCAGTCTCAGCTAGTGTTGCTCCTGTATCAGTTAACACTTGCCCAGCATTTGTAAAGAGAGTTGATGCATTAGTACTGATCCAGCTCCCTAGTTTTGTTCCAATATCTACGGTGCCTGTCCAAAACTTGCTACTTGTTGTGTCTATCCAGTCACCGATTTTTGTACCTACTGCTACTGTCCCTGTCCAAAAGTCAGAAGCTTTTGTGGTAATCCAATCTCCAGCTTTCGTACCTAAAGCTACAGTACCTCCCCAAAAGTTATTGGCACTTGTACCTATCCAATCCCCAACTTTTGTACCTAATGCTACAGTACCTGTCCAGAATTTACTAGTGGTTGTACCTATCCAATCTCCAGCTTTCGTACCTAAATCTATAGAGCCTTTCCAAAAGTTATTTGCGGCTGTTTCTATCCAAGTTTTTGCGCTGTCAGCCAAATCAATAGCACTTGTCCACGCCCATGTGATTCCTTTACCAATATCGGCACCAAGATTTACAGTACCTTTCCAAAGCGTTGCAGCGTTTGTAGTGACCCAAGTACCAATACTGGCGCTAATATCTACAGCAGTATTCCATGCCCATTTAGCATTATCTGTAAAGAACCCGCCAACCTTAGCGCCAACATCTACAATACCGGTCCATGCCCATTTAGTGGTGTCTGTAAAGAAATTCCCAACCTTCTTACCGACATCTATAATACCATCCCATGCCCATTTAGTGGTGTCTGTAAAGAAATTCCCAACCTTTTTGCCAACATCTACAATACCGGTCCATACCCATTTAGTGGTGTCTGTAAAGAAATCCCCAACCTTCTTACCAACATCGATAACACCGTCCCATACTAATTTTGCATTTTTCGAAATAGAGTCTCCAAGTGCAGCACCAACATCAATAATGCCACTCCATGCCCATTTAGTGGTGTCTAAAAAGAAATCTCCAACCTTCTTACCGACATCTATAATGCCACTCCATGCCCACTTTCCAGTATCCGCAAAGAATGTACCGACCTTTTTACCGACATCTACAATACCATCCCATGCCCATTTAGTGGTATCTGAGAAGAAATCTCCAACCTTAGAGCCGACATCTACAAGATTAGTCCATGCCCACTTTCTAGCGTCTGCAAAGAATGTACCAACTTTCGATCCAACATCAATTAAGCTATTCCATGCCCATTTAGCACTGTCTGTAAAGAATGCACCGACTTTAGTACTTACGTCAATTAAACCATTCCATGCCCACTTTCCTGCGTTTGCAAAGAATGCACCGACTTTAGTACTTACGTCAACAAGACCGCTCCATGCCCATTTAGTGGTATCTGAGAAGAAATCTTCAACCTTAGAACCGACATCAACGATACCATTCCAAGCCCACTTTGCATTCTTCGAAATGAAATCTCCAATTGCAGTACTAACATCAACGATGCCATTCCATGCCCATTTAGCACTGTCCGAAAAGAATGTACCGACTTTAGAGCCAACATCAATAAGACCGTTCCATGCCCATTTCCCGGTATCTGAAAAGAATTTAAGAACTTGCTTACCGACATCAACACCAACACCAGTTAAAGATGTAACAGGGGTACTACCGCCTGCGGCTGCAGCTAACTTATCCCAAAGACTTGACCCTTTAGCTGCTGAATCAGATAAATCAGTTGCTGACTTATTTAATTTAAATGCAGAAGTATCTAGAATTTCGGTATCAATAGTTACATTGGTTTGAGTAGGTTTTTCTAAGACAGGGATATTAGAGAATAAAGGACTTCTTGTTTCTGCATTAGCAATCTTATTTACCATACCACCTAATGCAAACTTAGGAAGTTTATCATTATTAATAGCATTAATCAAATTACCATATTTAGCAGTTGATTTAGCATTTATAACAAATTCACCATTGGATAATTTAGCCATTATCGAATCAGATGTACCAGTTCCCGGGCCTACTATCGGACCGCCCTCTGCAAAGCCAAAGAAATTACCAACATCATTTTTAAAGAAACTGCCGACACTCTTAGAGAAATTACTAGTTGCAGCAGAAGCAGTAGTAACTCCTGGAATAGAATTAATACCCTTATCAAACATCTTAAAGATGCCTTCACCAAGGCCTGATGCCATGTTTTCAACAGCACCGCCTTTACCAAAGCCTAATGAATTAGTTACACCAGTAGAAAAAGAGTTAATAGTAGAGTCGATTAAATTTTGTTTGAGTTTAGAAGCAAAGGTTTGGAATGCATTTTGTCCACTATCTTTTTCGCCACGTAACAACCCTTTAAATGCGTCTGTAAAGCCAGTAGTTAATGTGCTAGAAAAGGCCTTTCCAGCGTCTCTTGCTGCTCTAATACTAGCCGCTGCAACTTCTGACTTGTCCCCCATATCCTTGATATCATCGCCAAGACTAAGAATTTTACCTGCTGTATCAACAGTTGATTTACCTGCTTTTGCGTCAACAGCCATTTGATATTCTAAATCAGCTTGTTGATGGACTAATATGCCTGTTTTAACCTTATCTTCTTCTGTCATAAGATCAATATTTTCAGCGCTTAATCCGCTATATTCTCTAAGGAATGCTGTAATATTTCCTGTAGAAGCTTTACGGAATGCATCCATTTCTTTTAAGGTAGTAGGCATTGTGTTTGCAGCCAGACCTTTATTAGTACCTTCGACACCTGCAGATGCATTTAGTCTATCTTGGAGAAACTGCTCAGTAGGTTTACCAGCTTTAATTGCAGCATCTATATCAGCTTTTAATTGATTAATTTTACCGGCAACAGTTAATGCATAATTCTTAAGCTCAGTATTCATACCTAAGAATGCGTCTTCAGTAAAGCCAGCTTCAGTTATTAAAGTCTTTTGTGTTTCACGACCTAATGCGCCACCTGCTTTAACTAAATCAGCATTAGCAGTGTTTAATGTTTCTTGATTATTAGCCGCTATCTTATATGTTTCAATCCATAATTGAAACGCAGAAGCCATTTCATCTTTTACTGTATTAGCTTTTAATGCAACAGTATTTAATGTTCCATCAACTTTAGTTACTGGGGCAGATGTATCAGCAACAGGAGCGCCCTTAAGATACCCATACACATCCCTAAATCTGGAAATTTGATTTTGGGTCTCTGTATTATTATAGCTATTGCCAAAGCCTACATTATAACCGCCTGCAGTCATTGCAAGATCTTCGTTATTTCTTTTCAATCCTGACTTATAGTATTTAGCACCTGCAAATATATTTTCACGAGCATCTGTATAGTCATTAAGCTTATGCCATCTAGGCACTAATTGCATAACACCAATAGCACCTTTATCACTTACAGCATCTTTCTTTAATCTGCTTTCAACAATTCCTAATGCTTTTAAAGCTATCCAATCAACATTGTATTTAGTTGCCGCTTCTTTGAAGATTGCATCATATGTTGAATTATTTAGTTCTTTGGCACTGAATCCTTCTGGGACTGCCATGCTTGACGCTTTTGGCATCGGTGCCAGCTCTGACTGCGGAATAGCTGTTTGTGGGGACTCTGCGGTACCGCCTGTGGCCGGCTTTCCTGCAATTAGGTCAGTGACAGCCCCACGAAATTCTGAGGCACCTGACTTGATATCTGCGCCAGCTGTGAGAAGCATTTCAGAGAAACTTTGAGGTGGTGTCAATTTGCCAGCAATGTTTAAATTAGCAAACTCTTTACCAAATCGCGATTCCATTCCAGATAGGATATCCTTAATCGGCATACCACCTTTAAGTTTATCTGTTGCAAAATTATACATTTCACCTGACATAGAGTCCATCTTTTGCAATGCTTCAGCAAAATAAATTGTATCTGCACGATTCTTAAGCTCTACCTTTTGTGTAGTTGGTAATGCAGCATATTGAGATGCATTGATATTTAAATCAGGTAATCCCGATTTGATTTTCTCAAATGAAGAAGTAAACCCGTCTGTTATAGTCTCCTTAAGGCGCGTCTTCATATCTACGAAGAAACCTAAGAATGACGTATGAGATTTTAGATTTTCAAAGCTAGTTGCAAGTGCTTCAGTTGAAGAAGTCATATCAGACTCTTTCATAGCTTCTTCTAATGCAGTTTTATATTGTGTAGCAGTACCTGATAATTGTGCCCATAATTTAGAGGGCAACCCTGCCATCAACGCTGTAGACATATTAGAGCCAAAAACTTCATTTACTGTAGAAGTTTTCGAAGTAAGATCTGCAAAACCTGCTTTGATCTCTTCTCTGCGTTTCTCAGCTTTAGCTAATTCTATGCTAAGTGTTTTAATTTTACCAGTATCATTACCTGCTAGTTTAATATCAGAGTTTAGATTAAAGATTTGCTTATCAACACTATCAATTTCTTTCAACAAGTCTACACTGACTGCCCTAAACTTACGAGGAGCATCTAGCCCAAATTCTGGGAATTGAATCTCTCTGTGCGCTATCGCAGCTTCTGCTCGAGCTAATTCATCTTCATAATTATTTATTAATCCTTGTGGATCTCCACCTGCAATTTTATATTTACCATCTCTAAGATCTTGAATAGCATTCTTAAGTCTAGCAATGTTAGTAGCCGCCTTATCAGCGTCGGCTCTTCCAAAATCTTTAAACACTTGTTGATAGTTAATGCCTGATGTTTCAATATCTTTTAAACCTTGCAAAGCTTTGGCAAATGGATCAGTATCTTGAAATCTTTTAGTATCGGCAGCAAGTTGAACCATCCATAAATCTATATTCTCTAAATCGTATTTTCGCTCTTCAAGACGTTTATTATAATTATCAGCTGCCGTTGCATTTTCTCTTTCAACCTTAATCCATTCAGCAGTATCTTTTAAAAATGGATTAGGTTTATCTTCAGGTTTGGTTAAAGTAGCTTCTATATTTGCCCTAGCTGCTACTACTTTTAATGCAAACCTATTCAACGATTCTGCAGTAACCTTATCATCAATAGGGATAATAAGAGGCTCTTTAAGTGCAGGTGGTAAAAATGAACTCAAATCTCTTGTAGTAGCCTTAGGTAAAAGAGAAAATTTATTAGGCGCCCCTAACATATTTAATGCAGGGATATCATATATTGAAGGCGTTTTGATAAATGCAGGGTTTACAGATTTAAATGGAACTTGCTCAGGAGCATTTACTTCTTTTATATTTAAATCACGAGGAGGACTTTGGACACCTCTTTGCACATTAGTCCTTAAATCATTACCCACAAGCGCACGACTAATTCTTTCAGGTGATGTAGTCATCATCTGCCCGTAAGTAGCCTGCTTGATATCAAGAGTTGCTTTTTCATTTACAAAACGTAATGCTTCTACACCTCTAATTCCAAGCTTCTCTATATTTTTGGCTAAAGCTACTGGACCAATTGTTGCAGTATCAGCTGCCATTTCTTGTGCAAGTTTAGCTTCTCTTTCAACAGCTCTTAATGTAGATAAAGTTGCGTTTCGATCTTTAGTACTGAACGTATGATCGAGATGGTCTTTTAATCTTTTAGCTTCTAACCCTAATTGTTGCAATCTTGAAATTGCAGCATTATTTTCAGATTCAGGTAATATATCATTAGCGGTTATACTTACATTAGCATCTTTTAAATTACCTACTAATGAACTTACAAGATTAGTGTATATTTGTTCATCTGCAAGCGCTTTTGCAATTTCTTTTGCACGTGATACGAATTTGCCTAAGGCATCTACTGATTTTTCAAAATAAGAGATATCAACTTTTAAATCTGGACTGCCTAAAAGATTCTGCATAGACATAGAACTCAGATCTTCATTTATCTTTGTTGTATATTTATATACATCATTACTTGCAACTGCAAGACTCATTTTGAAATTTTCATCAAGACCGGGCAATTCACCTAATTTAACAGCTTCATCCGCCATTGCCTTAAGTTCAAAAATACGTGCTTTTACTGCATCTTGCTCAGGTGTCAAGTACGCAGTACTCATAGTCATTTCACGTGCAGAAATTGTTCCGCTTGCTTTTGAACCTTTCCGCGTAGGTAGAGATAATGAGTCTGCGCCACCAAACACTTCATCAAGACGAGTTGACCGCTCCACTGTAAAATTCTTAAAAAGATCTACAGTTTTCTGCATATTGAACCTAGATGCTCGCATTGCTTCTGCAGCTTTCTTATTTAATACTTCAGCTGCTTTCTCTGCATCTTTTTGTAAAGCTGATTTATCACCAGAACCGCCTTTATCCTCAGCATTCTTTAAAGCTTCCATAGAAGATTTAAATGTTTCTTGAGCCTTGGTGTATCTCTCAAATATCTGAGGATCTTCAATATTAGACTCATCAATTAGCCTTGCATCATACTTAAGAGAAATTCCATATTGAGTAGCAGTGTCAGCTTCACTTTTTAGTAATCCAGTCTTTTTATCTTTTGCTGCTGAATGGATCCCAAGTATCTTTTTAACTTTTTCGTATATATCATCCAAGGCTCCCATTAATGTGCCGTTACTACCCATTAAATACATTGCAAGAATGCCGCCTGTAAGCGCAAATATATTAAAGCCTAAAAATAATCTTGGAATAAATTTTGCAATAGTGATAAAGAATGAAGTAATTTTAGGGATAACCATTGAACTGAACATCATGGCTAATCCAGCGCCAATACCTGCACCTGTTTCTCCACCAATCTTATTTCCTACATAAGCACCTGCCGCCCCTGCTGCAACGAGAGTGGTAGCGGTTGCTCCAGCACCTGCAATACCTTTAGTTAATGCGCCCTTAGCACCTAGCAATGCTCTATTAGGATTTGCCATATAATATTGCATGTAGCTTGCTTGGTTCATTGGCAATCCGCCATAACTTCCCATGCGGTTAAAATCTTTGCGTCTATCTGCTGGAGTCATTCCTGCATATTGCGCTTCAAGATCTTTTTGCAATAATTGCTTCTTTATGGCAGCATTACTAGTATATAAACTTCTATCAACATTAGCAGGAGTCAATCCTTGTGAAATCTTTGTATCTAATACGTTATTAGCAAGTTCTTTTGCTGCATTAAATCTACTACGTTGTACACCAACAACACCTGCTGCAATTGCTGGAATTAATCCACCAAAGAGTGTAGCTGCTACGTCCACGTGAGAACCACCCAGTTCGAAAGAACCCATAAAGGCTTTTCTTCCGCGTTCACCGGCCTTCTTAAACTCGTCAGTACTTTCTAAGAATGGTATACGAAATAAAACTGCAGCGCCAACACTGACTATGGCTGCCCGCCAAGTAGATATAAATTTCAGAGTATTAACCATCAGGGCTAAAGCTTTGGTCATCAATGTTATTCTATTTGTTAGACCAGTAAGGCCTCCCATTGCGCCTGCTACTTCTGCTAACCATAGGGATACAAACTTACCCCCCATTGTTTCTCTTAAAATAGCTGTTGCACGTGCCATTGCATATAATTCAGCTGTATATAGTTTAAGTCTTGGAACAAATTTGTCTGGACTAGTTCTGGCAAGTATTTCACCTTTTTCTTTTACAGTATCAAATACTTTTGTTAAATTAGGAAACTTTTGGAATCCTTGCTGCAATACAGTTCCTGCTCCGCTTGTAATAGGCGCTGAGCTTTCTTGTAAGAATCTAGCAAACCCTCTAACTGCTGTTTGGCCTTTAGTTTCTGGACCTTTACTTGGATTAGGCTCAAAAGCGCTTCTGAACCTATCAAAACGAGATGTTCGTTCTTCTTTATAAGTTCTTTTTCTATTTCTAAGATCTGCAGCAACTGCTTCTGCCATAGTTCTATCGGACATGCCTTGTTTTAATTCAGAGCTATATTTACTGATATTAGCGCCTAAGTTCTTGACTATACTACTACCACCGATCTTACTTGCTAGCTTATCTAGAATAGGAGATGCTTGACGCATCGTATCCCACAACGCACTTACATAGAGACCTGTATAAGACTTCATGTTTAAGCCAACAGACTTTAATCCTGATGTAGCTGCAATACCTTGAAATGCAAGTAATTGATTACCTAAAGCTGCTAATGCTGCTCTAAATAATGTAATAGGGCTTAATGCTAATTGCAAATTAATCAGAGGTTTATATAGAGCTGTTAACGCCCCAGCTAGTAGTGCAATACCGCCAATAGCTACTTGGCTAGGTGTGAGACTGTCCCACATGCCTTTTAAACTTGTTGGTAAGATATCTGAAATATTTTGAATAAGATTTTTAAGACCATTAGTAATAGATAGTGATAATCTGTCATATCCGTATCCTACTTCATCTGCAATCTTTTGTAATACAGTATGGCCTGTACCACGACCTGTCATTTCTCTGAAACTAGGAACAGGAATTCTATGATACGGTTTTACAGTTTCAGCACGAGGTTTGTTTATTAAGTCTGTAGGTGGCCCTTGTGGAGCTTCTTGAATACCTCTGTAAAATGTCTCACCATTCAATGAAGGTGTCATTGTATCAGCGCTTGACATATTAGAAAATGTTAATGCACCAAGTGCTGCTACAGCTAACATAATCCATTTTACAATAGGATGCCCAAACGCGGATGCAAGAAGTGGTGATACCGCTGCAAATCTTGTTGTTGCATAGTTATAGGCACTTTCAATAGAATTATAAAAAGCTCCTAATGAAGTTGCGGGTATTCCTGTTGGTCCAAAAAGTAATCTAGAAAAGAATGTTCCCGTACCAGTGCCAGTAAATGCAGAAGCAAAACGTTCTCTCATACCTGCAAATAAATTAGCAAGTATAGAAGGATCTCTTACCATGCTGCCTAGCATTCCAAACATTCTTACAAGATTGCCTCTTATAGTACCCTCTGGAAATAGCATAGATAATTCGCGCATTACCGGATATATAATTTTAGATCTAATTGCATCAATACCGCTTGGCCCCATTAACGCTAATGCAATTAAACCGCCTTGCATATATGCATGCCCTAAAGGACTATCATAGAATACTTGATCAAACATCCCTAATTGATCAGCAACCAATGCGACCATTGCACTAGAACTTACTACATTGCCTGAACTAAAGAATGAGGATGACGCACGACTCATTGCAGTTTGTGGTCTAGACTGGTATCCAACTCCAGGAGGTAATGGTGGCCCCATTCCTACGTGTGCAGGGTTAGTCATTAAACGTGTCATATTGTGGCCAGCAACAGCAGTATTTGCCATTGTTCCACCAAAGAATGAACCAATAGAGCCTGTTACTTTGAATATTCTAGAAATTTGCTTTTCAAATATTCCTAATGTAGATAACATTTTAAGAGCGGGTCCGCCAAATAGTAATGCACCAATCAAGCCACCAGCTGTACTAAACTGAAATAGATCCAGTATCCCATATACCATGCTCGCAACAGTACCTACAATTGGGATACTCTTCAAGAAGCCTTCAACAGCACCGCCAATGAATCCTAACAGATTAGATATAATTGCAGGCAAGTCCGCTAATATTCCTAATAAAACTGTTCCAGCTACTTTGCCTGCCACTTTGCCAGCTTCTACAGAGAAGCTAACACCAAATCTTACATCAGCAAATACGTTAGCAAATGCTAGCCCTGCAGCAATAGCGGCTCTTAAGAATAAGCCACCAAGCATAGAAGTAATTCTATTTTCTGGCAGTAATAGCGATACAAAAGCTAATCCAAAAACATTAGCAAAAGCTGTTAATGAATGTTTTAATTCTTCTGGCAACCCATCAAATAAGTTTTTAGCAAAGTCTTTAGCTATTTCAATAGATTTTCTAAAATTGCCTGTTGAGATGCTGATTACAAAATCACTACGTAAGGTATCTGCGACTATGCTTCTAATTTTTCTAAAGCTACTTACAACACCGTCACCAATACTTGACAATACATTTGCAGCCATTGGTGAAATAGTTTTAACAGCTTCCAACATTTTCTGGAGATTGCTAGAAATATCTACTGTAGAAATTCTTTTAAATATGCTTATAACAACTTCATAAATTGCTTGGAATACACGAATAGTATTTCCTGCAAATTGTTTCAAACCACCGTCAGTATTATTTTTAAGACTTCTAACTGTACTGATTATTGAATCAATGGTATCTGTCCACCATGAATTACCGATAACAGCATCATATATTTTAAAGAATACTTCTATTACATTTTCACCAAATTTAGAAATAGCGCCAAAGGCCTTTTCTAATTTATTGGTTTGATTCTCAATACCGTCAAATAATTTATTTATACTCTTAGCTAAATCTTTTGCGCTGAAGCTTATATTAGTTGAACTCTCAAGATCTTTTAGTTTACCACGAATTCCTTTGATAAAGTTTCCAAAAAGTTTTTCAATGAATCTAAGACCTTGAAGAAGTCTATTGTAAACGCCAGCTGTGTCAAAAGCTTCATTAATAGAGCTTAAAGTACTTTTAATTGTAACAAATGCTTGGTATAGAGTCTTAGCTAATACTTTTAGGATTGTACCAGTGCCTTGCAAACTCTTAAATACTTTACCAATATTCTTAGCAAAAGTGTCACTCTCAAATTTAATTACTAATTCATTTTGTAAAGATCTAAAGTAACTCTTAATTCCAGCTAAAGCTTTATTGGTGTCTTGTGTTACACCGCTAAACATTTTTGCAAACTTAGTTGTTACACCAAATTTATTAAATGCTTTTTGAATCTTATCAAATACTATAATTGATTTGTTATAAAATTCGTCTAATTGTATAACAACAATATTAAATACTTTTCTAAAAGATAACGAAGGGCCTTTCATTTGGAATAGAGAAGCAAAACTATCTCTTAAACGCCCAGTAATAGTTTGTGAACGATTTGTAATGTAATCTAAGAAAGACCAGTCAGTCAATTCTTTTGTTTTATCAGAAAGATAGTTAAAGCCTTCTGATAATTTAGAAGCAATAAAATAGAATATATCATTTAATATTTTAGCAACTTTTCTATTATCAGAGGATCTGGCAATAAAACTGCTAAACAAATCGCTTACTACAAGGCCTTTTGCAATTCTAGAAAACATACTAGAAAGCGCATCAAAAAGATACACTCCCATTCTACCAATAACACGAGGAATTTCTGCACGAAAGTCAAGAATATCTGACATATATGTTTTTAAGAGATATCCTGTTTTCTTTGCAATTAAAACTTCCCCAAGCATTTGAGGTAACATTGCAAATACAGATTTTAAATTCTCTTTAAGTACTCTACCGCTTGAAAGCATTCTAGAGCCTAATACACTCAGTTGTGATTTATACACAAGGAAAGTATTTTTAAATGCTGTAATAATCATAGGAGAGTCATCTACAGACCAAATACCCTTACCTACACCTCTTTTACCAAGTGTACGTAATACAGCACCATATGCTTCATATGAGCGTACTGCAGTTTTAATATATGCATCAAAGATATATTTGGCTTCGCCAATCTCTTTCTTAACAAAAGTTGAAATGCCTAATGCGCCAAGTAATAATTTAACTTTTAAGACAATTTTCTCAAAACCAAAAATGATTGGTTCTGCAAAATCTTTCATTCTCTCTTTTATGTTAGTTATTACTCTACCAAAATTGACACCCATTTCAAAAGCATTTTTAGAAACTTCACTTAATGCATGAATAGCATCTGAAAGAAATTCCCCAAAGAAGTCTGATAATCCTAACCCTTTTTCAAATTCAGATGCAATAGACTTAATCATTTCGCCTAATTTACTAACACCCTGCGCCATTGTAGGTTTCATTACAGCAAATTCTTTATTAATTTGCTTAGCTTGATCTAACAAGGCTTTCATTACAACTGCTGTTGTTACTTGTCCTGTGGAGGCTAATTCTCTTAGTTTACCTAAACTCACATCTAAATTATCAGCGATAGCCTTAGCAATACGAGGAGTTTGTTCCATCACTGAATTTAACTCTTCACCGCGTAATGCACCAGCAGATAATCCTTGGTTTAATTGGAATAGTGCAGCATTAGCACTATCAGTAGATGCACCAGACACTGCTACAGCTTTCTGAATAGTTTCAGTAACACCTAGTAAAGTCTCCATAGAGACTCTAGTGTCTTTCATTGCTCTGCCAAAGCCTGTAAATACAGTAGTTGTCGATGCGTATAGCGTTCTTGTACGCAATGCTACATCATTAAGGCTAAGCATCGTTGCTGCAAGTTGTTCAGAACGTCCTACAACATTAGCAATTTGGTTTTCTAAATCTTGAAAATCAGAAGACACTTTAGTGAGTCCTGCAAAGGCTCCGCCAAACGCAACTGCACCAAATGCAGCTTTTAAATTACCAGCAAGACCTACTGCGAGATCATTAATACTTCTTAATGAATCACCAGTTTTATCTAAAGATTTGTTTACTTTTAAATCACTTGATTTATTTAAAAATGAACCAGTAAATGTTTTATCTGTCTTAGTTAACGTATCTTTAAAATTACTAGATTCTTTATTTAATTTACTAATACTTTCTGTAGGCTTTTTACCAATTTCTTTTGATAAAGAACCTTCAGTTAGCGCTTTTTCTATATTATTTGTGTTCTGAGATATCTTGGCCAGAGATCTTGCTAAAGCATCAATACTACCCTGTGCCTTGTCAACTTTAGCCTCGATATCAATTACGATACCTGTCATTTGTTTTCTCCATAAAAAACCCCTCCACTAATACCATAAAGGTAATAATAAAGGGGTGTTATTAATTAGGTGTTACGATAACACCATTCGCGTTAACGTTTCCATTAGCTAACAAAGTTCTCTCAATAAAATGAGAAGGTGCTTGTTTACTTGAGCCAGCATTCAACTCCTCTATATATTCAACTTCATTAACTATTTTTCCATCTTGAAGTTTCCAACCATCACGTGCTCTTCCCGTGTCTACTGGAGTTGCTTCTTTTAACGCTTCTATTAATTTTAAAGATTCACGCTCTAAGATAGTTTTAGATCTTTTTGCTAGTTCGGCTCTAAAATCAAGATTTATTTTTACAGTCATAATTTAAGAGTCTCCCCACCAACTGCTCCAGCTATTTTCTGGAAGAATCCAGAACGTTTAAAGTTACTAGGGCTGAGTGCATTATCTTGTCTATCTTCTGATTTACTATTATAAATTGCATCCAATGAAGAAAACAAATTCCAAGGCTTCTCTTTAACGCCCTGTGCTTGTATTAATTTAGCCGCTCTATCATCTGCCCTCCATTCATATGGCCTACGCTCAAAGTAGTTAAGCCACCCTAAGAATTCATCATAAGGCATTTCATCTACCATTTTATACACAGGCATCTTTAAATGAAAAGCTATTTCATAGATAGGTAAATCATTATCACTTAGTTTTACTTTCCCGCGTCAGAGCCTTGACCTAGGCCTGAATACTTCATAATTTCATTAGATAATTTAGACAATTCATCCATCGGGAAATTATCGAATTCTGAATCATCAAGGTCCGAACCGCCTTCAACAGCAGAACGAATAACAGTCTTTAAGAGTTCTAAACCAGCTGAATCATCTTTTTCGATATTAGCAGCTTTAGACTGAATTTCTAGCACTTCTGCAACAGTAAGCTTAGAAATCTTAACATCACTGTTTAAGAATTTAACTGTTTTGGTCATACGTTGGCCAACTAAGTTTTTGATACCTTTTGCTTCTGACATATTACTTACCTTGATTAATTTTGCGTTCATCTAGTTGTGCTCGCATTTGATGTAAAATTGAAAGTGCTTCGAAAGCTTCAGTCTTCTTGTCTGGAGATAACGAAGCATCTTTTGTTCTTTCGAATGTTTTATTAATACTAATATCGATGCTTTTGAGCATATGTTTGACAGTGATGCCAATAACATACTCCAAGCTGAATGGTTTATCCTGAGCCATTTTTATTCCTAATGTTATATAAAGCAAGGGAGCGCTAACTCCCTTGCATAATTAATATCGCTTACGCGGCAGCGCCTACAGTGTATGCACCGCGAATATCAGATTGTACTGTGATTGTCAATTTAGCAGACAATGCATCAGTCAAACTTGGAGTTACTTCTAACGCTTCAAATTTACCTAAGAAGTAGTAAGAAGAGTTACCTACTGAACCAATAGAGTTGTCATCACCGGTAGCGTTAGCAACTGATAAGTAACCTTCTGGTTCTAATGCTAATAAAGAGAATCTGAATAGATAAATATTACCATCATTAATATATATTTTTGATTTAGCAAAGGTACCAGCAGTAGCGCCTTCAATAGATAAAAATGAATCAGCCCATAAGCCTGGAACATAGTTCAAGGTGATTTCCATTGTAGGAGAGTCTGCTTGACCTTGAATTTGTTTAGAAGTTTTAGCACCATATTCAGGTACTTTAACGACGTTAGCTGGTGTACCAATAGCTGGAAATTCTTTGATGTGCGTAATGCGAATAAATTGACCTGCAGCAGGTGTACCAACATCAGTAGGTCCGGCTTCTGTGGCAAAATGTGTAACTGGGCCATCAACAATAGCTGTAAGGTTTGCGGTAGTTTTTGCCATAGAACTCACAGACAAATCTGTGAACATTGCAGCGCCAATAGAAGAAATGTGTGCCATTTTTTAATTCCTTTAAATTTAAGTAGAACTTCCGAAGAAGTTGAAAGTAATTGTGTAGGTACTTTTGTGAATAACTGGTAAAGCTTTATCAGGGCCTACATGCGTAAGACTGCTTATAC